CTTTAAAAATTGGTGATGACATTAAAATATAATTATCACCAGATAAGTTAATTGAATTATTAATATATCCTAATCCTTGATCAATTGTATCATATTGATAAACATCTATATTCGAATTTATATAAGAATAATTTGATATTGAATATGGTTTTCCTACATTACGATATCCAATTAAATTACCAATAGTGTCTGATTTATCAAATAATAATTGAGCTTTAACTGGAAAAGTTATAGCCATAGAGTCACCACCATTAGTAACTAAAATATTTGAAGAAGATATATTATATTTAGGAAGTTTAACTTGATACATATTTTCATCAATAATTTTTTCAATTTCAAAAGAACTGTTTAAAACCTCTTGAGGAATACTATCAGTTGCAGTAGCATTTATAATATTTATAATATTACCTATAATTAATCTATGATTTGGATGATTAATTAATAATCTACCAGTAAGATCAGTATAATTACTTGGTGCTTTATATGTTATTGCTTTAGGAATAAAAATAGTTGTTAAAAATTCAATTGAAAAGATATCTGTTTTTGGTTCTATAACTATGTTACATTTATTATTTTCATAATAAGAATAATCAGTTGTATTTTCATTAATAATTGTTAACGTATCTCTTTTAATTGCTTCTATCTTATTTTTTAAATTTATTTGTAATAAATTTATTGAATAATTGCCTGATGGTAGTTCAACATAATATAGTTTATCTCCATCTGATTGTAATTTCCAATAAAAAGCATTATTTTTTTTATTAAAAGGAATAGTTTTAATAATTTTTTCTGTGTTTGGAAATTCTGTTGATAGTAATTTTATTTTACTAACATTATAAAATGTCTTTTTCAATGATATTTTATAAAAATTATTATTAATATAACCTTCTATAAAATCATTAATTTTTGCAATCCATATTGAACTACCACCACAACTTTCTACTGAAATATTATTATTAATATTTAATCTAATACTATAACTATAATCAGTAACTTTATTTATTGTTTGAAATCCCGATAATTGAAAAATACTAACTGGAAAATTTGCATTAATTAAATTTAAATTTATTCCATTTATGTCTTTAAATGTTATAATAATTGATGTTAATGAATATGTATCTGAAAAATTTGCAATAATTGATCCCATATTTATATAATAGTAATCTTTATTTTTAATTTCTACTGGAGTCATAATTGGATATATTTTTTGTTGACCATTAATTTGATTAATTGGTATATTATTATAATCAGTATTATTATTAATATTACCAATAAAACCATTAATTTCAATATTAATTATATTTATAGAATCAAAATTTAAGCCATGGGATTTATGGTTTATTCTTGCAAATGAACTGTTTGCAATAAATGTTATTGAATTTTCTAATACTACGGTTTGAGCTTGAACACCTTGTATTACAATATTATCATTTACTGAAAATGGATGATTTGGATGATTAAATATTATATCAGTTTCATTTAAACTATTCGACACAATTTTAATTGGATTTGAATTTAAATAATAAATTTGTGTGTCTAAAATATTTTTTGATTCTAAATTTCGATGTCTTGAATCTATATTAATTCTAGATATTCTCACATTTTTTTTGTTTTCTGTAATTGTTTTATTTTGTATATCTTTTTCTATTTTAGAATTCCCATTTATTCCTTTACTCATTACATATTTTTGTTCATTTGTTTTTTCTGAATTATATCCTTGGATTGAATTTATTTGTGTTGCTGTTTTTTTTGAATCTGGTATAATAACATTTCTAACATAATTTGATGTATATATAAAATTTTGATCCATTATTAATTATCTTAATGTATATTTTTTTAAATACAAAAAATCTTTTAATGTCTATTATTTTTTTACTAAAAATCTTTAAATATTTTTAATAAAAAATTGAAATATTTAAAGATTTGTTATATTATCATCTAATATATATAATCATAATGGGGCCAAAAATAACAACTAAAAAAACACCTAAAACAATCGAAGAAACTTATCAAAAAAAAACTCCTATAGAGCATATACTACTACGTCCTGATACCTATATCGGCGATGTTAAAATACAAAAAGAGTTAATGTGGATATATTCATCAGAACTTGATAAAATAGTGGAAAAAGAGATTAACTATTCCCCTGGTTTATACAAGATATTTGATGAAATTATTGTAAATGCAGGTGATCGTGTTCAAGAAGATAGTACATGTAATATTATTAAAGTGACAATAAATTCAGATACAAATACAATTTCTGTCTGGAATAATGGTTTAGGTATTCCTGTTAAAATGCATCAAGAACATAATTTATATGTTCCTTCATTAATTTTTGGAGAGTTGTTAACAGGATCAAACTATGATGATGATAGAGAAAGAACAACAGGTGGACGTAATGGTTATGGTGCAAAATTGGCAAATATTTATTCTACATTTTTTTCTGTAGAAACAGTTGATGCTGATGAAAAACTTAAATTTTATCAAGAATTTAAGAATAACATGAGTATAAAAGAACAACCAAAAATTACTAAGCTTAAAACAGAATCACCAAAGTCATACACATGTATTACCTTTAAACCAGAGCTTTCACGCTTTGGTCTTTCTTCTTTAACATCTGATATTGTTTCACTATTTGAAAAAAGAGTGTATGATATGGCAGGTGTTTATAATCATATAACAGTATATTTAAATGATAAAAAAATTAGTTTTAATAATTATAAAAAATATATTGAATTATACAAATTAAATATATTAAATTCTCAAACAAAAGAAGATGATGATAATGACACCGAAACATCTAAAAATAATTTAAAAAAATCTGAATATGAAATTATATATGAAGATATTAATCCAAGATGGAAAATTGGTGTTGTATATGCTCCAAATAATGATTTTAAACAAATATCATTTGTGAATGGTATTTGTACTTATCATGGTGGTTCACATGTTAATTATATTGTAGATAGTATTATAGATAAAATTAAATCACAAATTGCTAAAAAACATAAAGACTTGACAATAAAACCAAGTTCTATTAAAGAAAATATGATTGTATTTATTAGCTCTGTTATTATTAACCCTGCTTTTACTTCTCAAGTAAAAGAAACATTAAAAACAAAAATATCTGATTTTGGATCTACTTGTGAACTTTCTGATAAATTTATTAAAAAAATTTATGCATCTGGTATTGTTGATCAAGTTATTAATCTTGTAAAAATGAAACAAGATTCTCTTCTTAAAAAGACAGATGGTAAAAAAACTTCAAAAATTGCAGGAATTCCTAAATTAGAAGATGCTAATTGGGCAGGAACAAAGAAATCTTCTGAATGCTATTTAATTTTAACAGAAGGAGATTCAGCAAAAGCTCTTGCAATGGCAGGTTTAGGAGTTGTTGGTCAAGATAGATTCGGTGTATTTCCTTTGAAGGGTAAACTACTTAATGTTAGAGAAGCAACATCTGCACAAATTATGAAAAATGAAGAAATTGCAAATATTAAGAAAATTTTAGGACTTCAACAAGGAAAAACTTATAAAGATACATCTGAATTACGTTATAATGGTATTATTATAATGACAGATGCAGATGTAGATGGTTTTCATATTAAGGGTTTATTAATAAACTTTATAGATTTTTTCTGGCCATCATTAGTAAAAACTGGTAAATTTATATTTTCATTACAAACACCAATTGTTAAAGCAACTAAAGGCAAAGAAGTCATAGAATTTTATAATTTAACCGAATATGAAAATTGGAAAAATATAACTAATATATCACCATATAGAATTAAATATTATAAAGGATTAGGTACTTCAACAAAAGAAGAAGCAAAAGAATACTTTACTGGCTTGGAAGAAAAACTTTTAAATTATACATATGAAAATCAATCTGGTGGTTCTGATATTGTTAAAATTCCAGAAGAAACAGAAGTATATCATTCTGGACATACAGAAACAGAAACAAAAAAAACTAAAAAAACAACAAAAAAAGTAGTAAATATGGATCAAATAGTTGATAATGATTCTGAAGAAGAAGAAACTTTAATTCAAACAACTATTACAAGAAAATATAATGATGATACAAGAGAGGCAATTACATTAGCATTTGAAAAAGATAGATCAAATGATAGAAAGGCATGGTTAATGGGAAATGATAAAAAAAAAATTATTCCTCAATCAGGAAGAAATATATCTATTCCTAATTTTATTAATAAAGAACTAATTTTATTTTCTTATGATGATTGTGACAGATCTTTACCATCTGTATGTGATGGATTAAAACCATCTCAAAGAAAAGTATTATATGGTTCTTTTTTAAAGAAACTTTATACTTTATCTTCTGAAATTCGAGTTTCACAATTAGCAGCATATGTATCCGAAAAAACTTCATATCATCATGGCGAAGCATCTGTCGTTGGAACAATTGTCAAAATGGCACAAGACTTTGTCGGATCAAATAATATTAATGTCTTAGTACCTTCAGGAACTTTTGGATCCAGATTGGCTGGTGGATCAGATCATGCATCTGCGAGATATATACAGACGTATATTACACCACAAATAACAAGATCATTATATAAAATTGATGATGATGCAATATTAAATCATTTAGATGATGATGGTCAGCAAATAGAGCCAGAATGGTTTATTCCAATTATACCGATGATATTAGTTAATGGCACAAAGGGAATTGGTACGGGATTTTCAACAACAGTACCAAAATACTCACCAAAAGAAATAGCTGAAAATTTAATAGCAATGATGGATAATAAACTATCAGATATTAAGGAATTAAAACCATGGTATAAAGGATTCAAAGGTTCTATACTAGTCGCAAATAAACCTGGATCATTTTTAATCTATGGTAAATATCAATTAGTTGATGAAACAACTGTTAGAATAACAGAATTACCAATAGGTCTTTGGACAGATGATTATAAAGAATTTCTAGAAGGAGAAATTATAAAAAAGAATATTGTGTCATATACCTCGAATAATACAGATGAAAATATAGAGTTTACAATTATATTTGAAGAAGATAAACTAGCAAAATTAATAAAAACAAAAGTATTATATACTAAATTAAAACTAATATCAAGGATATCAACTAATAATATGTGGTTATATAATGCCAATGGTATCATTAAGAAATATTATAATCCTCAAGATATTCTTGATGAATTTTACCAAGTTAGATTAGATATGTACACTAAAAGAAAAAATTGGTTAATCGGTAAACTAACTAATGAATTAGATATACTTAAATATAAAATGAAATTTATTCAGTATGTAATAGATGGAAAAATTATAGTATTTAAACAAAAAAAATCTGTTATTATTGATAAATTAATTGAACTTAAATTTCCAAAATTAGCTATTAATAAAAAAATTAATGATAATCAAGATGATGATGAAAATATAGATGATACAACTAGTAAATCATATGAATATATTACATCAATGCCATTATTCTTTTTAACTGAAGAAAAAATAGCTGAACTTCAAGCAAAACTAGATGATAAACAAAAAGAATTAGTTAAAGTAGAATCAACATCTGAAAAAGATCAATGGAAAATGGAGTTAAATGAATTTTTAGAAATATATAAAGAATGGTCAGAAGCAAAACCAGAAATTGTAAAAACAGTCACAAAGACAAAGAAAATAATT